GTAGGCTGTATGTGTATGTAACCTGTAGGCTGTATTCATACCCATATGCCTTCCTCCAAATCCATTTACCATAGTGAGTGTTGATATAAGTGGTGAATACTGTTTGGTTCTAACTAAAAAAAAAAAGAAAAAAAGATATATATATATTCCTCTCCTCTATCCATATCACTACCTCTATCTCTATCATCATCAATAGAGATATACATATCATGGCTATGGTATGTGGATTTTGAGAAATGTGTATGGGTGTGAATACTGCATACTGGTTACATTGCATACAGCCTACGATATACATTGTATGCTGTATGTATTTGTACCACGAATAGGTCTTGACAACTTCCATGTTTTATGATATGCTGCTTATAATAAGAGAATATAATGCGACAAGGAGGATCTGGAAAGATGAGTACAGTTAATGTGCAGGGAAGAATAGACATGAAGAGTCTTGCGGCTGTTGCAAGAGCGTATGTGGAGAGGGGATCTACATTTGGTAGCAGGTCTGATCTTATGTGGAGAATAGTAGAGGACGCAGCTATTGCAGCAGAGAATAGTGGCGCGACTAGACCGAACACAGATGAAGAGGCCCTACAATATCTCAGGCAGGTTGGTCTCAACATTGCCATGAGTGATAGGAGTAGGAGAGAGGTACGAAGGGCACTTATAGATGATGTGGGAGTGCATGACTACTATAGTGAGGATCTATTTGCAAGACGAGTCACCAAGGCACAGTTGAAGAATAGACCTAAGAACACACAGACAGATGAAGAGTTGTTCAAAGAGCTCTACGAAGCAGGTGTGAAGCTGGGATATAAAGGGACATATGAAGAGTATACTGCTGGCATGAGAGGAGATAGTGGTAGATTGGTGCGACCTGATGCAGCGCTTGTATAACTATGGTAAATTTGATACCATAGCGCGCGAGCATAGTATGTGTGCAATGGTATTGACTTCTTACGCATTTTGTGGTATGCTGGACACATGAAGATAGGAATAAAACACGAGCGGACATACTATAATGAAGGGAAGTGATACTATGCATGAAGAACTTACATTTACACTGGCTGAGTGGAAAGCATCTCCATTCAGTAAAGATCCAGATGCAGCGTACTGGGTAAGCAAAGGTAGTCCAGTTCTCTGGGTTGAAGAGTATAACAAAGATGGAGTCAAAGCATATGGAGATGCTGCCTATGGACGCCTTAAACTAGTGGTCAACGACAAGCTTGGTATAAGTAGTGTAGGTCATTGTCTTCTTTATGAAGACTATGTTCTGTTATCTGACTACTACACAGGTGGTGGGATTCAGTTGTTCAAACGAGTAAGATAACTGGAGGTGATATCATGAAGGTGAGTATGAATCTACGGATCAGTTACAAGGACGGTTATTACCGTTGGTCCTTCTGGGGAAGGGGAGTGCTTATTGACAAGTTCCACTAGCACAAAACTAAGAGACTGGCAATCAAGAGTGCAAAACGAGTTGCCAAGAGATTCAACTTTACTATCAATAAAGTGGAGTGTACTGGAGGTAGAAAATGGACATCCAACTTAGATACATAGTAATTCCGTGGCTGATAGTCATAGCCATGTGGTCTACGGTTATCTGGATTATGGAGTGAACATACTATATAATGAAGGGAGGTGATGCTATGAAGGCGACATTTGCAAGGGCGGTTCTCCTCGCTCAAAAGATTCATGAAGAGTCTATGAAGGCTTACTTCAATGGAGGGAGATCCATGAATTGGGAAGGTACAAGTTATTATAGACTTGGCTATTCAGAGGCTGCTACTAAAGCAACAACAGAGCTTGGCTTAGATAGTGAGTGGGCTCATGTTATTTACTTGCTCAACTACACAGTCTGGAAAGATATCCAAGACTGGGCAAAGCAAAATAAACTTTAGTAATAGGAATGGTGAAGGGAGGTGCAAAATGAAACTCAGACTAGATTACGAAGGTAGCGTCGTCAGGTTCTTCAACGAGCAACATAATCTATTCACAACAGCATGCAAGGCTGTTCCTCCTCCTTGGGGTAAGCCTGGAGGAACGTTAGAAGAGAAAGGCATCCCTCCTACAAAGCGGCAGGCGAGTAAGTGGCTCAGAGGGAAAGGGATAGCTTACAAAGTCTATCGAGGAAGAGTATAACGGAGGTGCAAACATGGCTACACTGGATGAGATTGATAGGCTCTTTGCCTATCTTGAAGACAAGGAACATTATCTATACCATCAACCTAATACAATAGTCAAGCCAAGAGCCTCTCGAAGAGGTGCAGTCGTTTGGGTCATGAAGGATGGTGTTCTAGTTGATTTTAGGAAACAGGAGGATGATAATAGTGGACAGAAATGTGGCTATGATCCTGTTATACGCGGTGATTTTAGGACTAGTGATCTGGATAACAAGCATATAGAAATGGAGGTACAACATGAATGAAGAGATGGAGGAGAGTGATCTATGTAGTTCATGTCTCAACAAGGATGAGTGTCATTCTCGAGATGTTGAGAATGGAATGAGCATGTTCCTTCAAGACCAGTTTGAGTATTGTATGAGTCTTGGATACCCTGAGTATATAGACGATGATACCTGGGTAGATTGGTCTCTCTCAGATGGTGAACCTTATGATTCAAGAGTTGAGGATAGATAAATGCGACTAGTAACCTTATGGGAGTGGAAGTGGCTCCTCTGTATTGGGATGGAATGTTTTGAAGGAATAGCCTATTAAAAGGAGGGAGTGATGGATAGAAACGAAACCTTAGTTCCATTGGATCTATCAGACGCTATCGCCATGATCCAGAGATAGAAACAAGAGATCTCCGAGCTGAAGGCAATAGTAAATGAAGTGAATAGGGGCAATATCTCGATGATGGAGAAATACAGCGCTGAGATGAAGATCCAAGTGGTGCTGTTTCAAACTCTAAGGCTATAGGATGGTAATTATCCAGAAATAGGGAGGTGCAGTATGAACTTACTCTTATCACAAGATGAGCGCAACAGATTTGCTGACTGGTGTGAGATGGAGGCTAGTAGTAATGACGGCATCATACAGCAGATGGAAAAGATGAACATCCATCAGAATATAATAAAAAGTAGAAAAAGCGAAGTCGTTGCTTATCTCATTGTTGCAGGTATACTTCGCAGAATTGAAGATGCTTAATTAAAGGGAGGTGCACTATGAATGTGATAGGTGAGTTACAATCTATCATGCAATCGGGAGGTATAAGCAGGGCAAGGCTCTCTTCAATTCTTAGGGAGTTAGCAGACTTGCAGGAGAAGAGAACACGCACTCCATATAAACGCGCTATGCCTGTTACTCAGTACACTGAAATTGAGCGCAACACAACGTGTCTACATTGTGGGAGTGTTCATAAGTCAACACTCAAGTTCAAGGAGAGAGAAGATACAGTTGGTATTAACGAAGGAGGTAAGGTCATGATCATTAACTCGCAATCTCCTGTAAAGGTAGATTGTGTATCACGCTTCTGCAACTTGTGTAGTGACTTTGTCTCCAAGATGTCACGGGAAGAGCTCGAAGAACGGTACATGTTACTTCTCACTGGATTTAGAGAAGTGAAAAGCTATGGTAAATTATTTACCAAAGCGCAACGACAGAATGAGGAGGAAGATAATGCAGCTGATCAGAATGTGGGACAAATACGATAACGAAGTATATCTCAACCTTAACCCAAAGGAGGTGAAGAAGAATGGAAAAGCAAGAAATCATTCTCGACGTAAAGGCACCAAAGAAACACTCAGTTTGCTACAAAACCTTAAAGCCTGGTGTCGCAGTGTTTTCTGTCTATGTTATGCGAAGCTGCATGGGCTCTTCAGTTCCTAAGGCGATTAAGATTACGATTGAGGAGGCATAGTATGAGTGATAATGGTCTTACGCACGAGATATACCTTGGTGATGGTCTGTATACAGGGTTTGACGGCTATCAGATTATTCTTGCTGCGAATGGTAGACTCGGCACGGAATACTGTTCTGATAAAGTCGCTCTAGATCCTCATGTTACTGAGGCCTTCATTAAGTATGTGAAGCGCTTGAGAGAAGCAGGAGAACCTATATGACTCGTCACAGTCAAGTGCTCTATCAACGGCAGGTTGCAGCGAAGGTGTGGAACTTAATAAATCAAGAAGTTAACAGACATGCTCGCTGCACGCACCCTATAGTGAAGCTGATGCTACTATTACATGACAGTAACTTTAACATGCTGTTCGGGAGGCAGGTATACTTCAAACACAAGTCTCTTGGCGCAGGCGTCTATGATGTCTGGATGGAGTATGTAGAGAAGGGGGGGCCATGAATCTACCACCTGCGTTTCTAGATCTAGATAAATTCCTCAAGCTACCGAAGGCCGCATTTGAGTTGCCAGGATGAGGATGCGCTATCGCAGAACAAGAGGTTCTGCTACGCCTATCAGTCGCAGCAAGTATACACGACATCAAGGTGAACAAGAGTGTGCTCGAAGGCTTGCGAGACGGCAGAAAGGAGAGAACATATGACAGGTAACTATCGAGACTTTCCAGGACGTGATCCTAACGAACCAAGTATTCATGACCATGGAGCTCCCTATAATAAAGATGATGAGGGGAACTGTGATTGCTCATCTTGCCGATATACAAAGCATAAACGGCGGCGAGAAGAAGCGGCGATTGATAGAAAGGAGGTATAGACAAAAAACAAAAGGTGACCATGCGTAGGCAACAAGGTATTGACAACTTTTCATTTCCATGATACCATGTTTGCTACAATGGTCGAGTGTTTTCTGACAGTAAACATCTAACAAGAGGAGGTAAGAGAATGATCGAAGTTACCGCAAAAGTACCAAAGTTGGGGAAGGAAGCAACAATTCTGGTCGACCTAGGCGACGACGCAGCTGATGCGATCGTGAAGTTTGGAGACGATGTTGTCTTCAGTAACTATCTCGCCAATACCAAGGTCGGGATTCAGTCTGGAATTCGTAGGTGCATCGAAGCAGGTCTCGCGCCTAATGAGATCCAGGCTAAGTACGACACCTTCAAGCCTGGTGTGACGATGGATCGAGTGGTTGATCCTGTCGCCGCTATGGCTGCGAAGTTGTCAAAGATGTCGCCGGAAGAGCAGGAAGCCGCCTTCGCTGCCTTGCGTGCCAAGATCAGCGGCCAAGGCTAAGCCGCAGATATTCCAGTTCGGGAGCGTCTGGACAAAACGCTCCCTTTTTTTCTCTTTCGCTATAATTGTGGTTTTTTACTAACAATGTGCATGGAGGTGTTCTGTGGTAGACTATAGTAAGTGCGTATATGGTGAAGGTATGAATCTTCACAAGTGGAGCCTTAGAGAGGTAGAGTTCTATCACTTCGCTATGGTGGTCCAAGGTCACATAGATAAGTACACAATACCTCAATATGGTGATGCTCCAACTGATCAAGTGGAAGAGTGGACTCCATCTCAGTGTATGGACTCTGTTAAACGCTATGCAAATAGAATAGATAGCAATAGTCGTGGTAGACTGGAGAGCCTTAGAGATATGGCTAAGATTGCGCACTTTGCGGCTATGTCTTTTTATAAGATGCAGCCAACAGCTGAGGAGATAAAGAAGGTGCAGGAGGGAAAGTTTTGACAAGATATGGTCCTGGAAGTCCACTTCAACAAGAGCAGCGAAGAAGATTCTACACAAACGGAGATTCTGTATATCAAAAGTACCATAGAGCTTGGATGATGGATATACCAAAGCACTGTGTATGTTGAGGAGGAAGTATGACTCTCAAAATAGTCGCAAAGCTTGATAAGAGTGGTAGTGAGTCCAGGATCTATCATCACTACACTTTCGGTAAACCTGGGTCAGATGTGAATGGAGGATTCTATATCAACAAGACAATGGTGAATCCTCCTGACTCTATTGAGATTGAGATAGCACAGAAGAAAGGAGAGTAGCTATGTCTATCAACTATGGTCAACTTCCCAAGAGGGGAGATCAAGCTGTAAAAAGATCTGTAATCGAATATACAGATTTAGAGATAAATACGCGACTGGCTTTTGCAGACATGTTGATTCAGCAACTATTGGATCATAGTATGCCACCAGTATTACCTTCACACCTTGAAACAGAGTTACAAGCACTCTTGGTTGAACAACTTCGACGCCAGAAAGGAATAGCTGGGGAGGGTATATGACCAGTCCTATCAAGAAAACAGAGGTAAGTACTTATGGTATACTATGCTCATAGCATAAAGATAGATAGTCTAAATGTTATAGATCCAAACGATTGGAAGGTTAACTATGGAGAGGTTATATGTCTCGCAAAGGAATAATGCTATGCTACCCATTTGAGGAGAAACGCCTAACCAAGTGGAAGGCTCCATACCTTATCCAACCTAAGCTTGATGGAGATCGCTGCCGAGGATGTATAGACTCTCAGGGGAACGTTGTTCTGTTGTCTTCGGAGGAGAACGAGATCGTATCCGTTCCTCACATCAACGCTGCATTGAGCAGTTTGCACCTCCGCGATGTGGAGTTTGATGGAGAGCTATACATCCCTGGCGCACCACATGAGGCTATACATAGTATTGTATCGAGAGAAGTGAACATACATCCAGACTCCACTTATATGGAGTACCATATCTTCGATCTCATTTCAGTAGGATCTCAGGTGGAGAGAACAAACAACCTACTCCATACTATAAACTACAAGCATATAGGAAGATGGCTTGGGCCAATCCAGATAGTACCAAACCAGTTTGTTTGGACAATAAATGAAATCATGTGGAAGTTAGATAACTATATAGAGAGAGGCTATGAAGGCTTCGTCATTCGAGATAGCCACGCACCTTATGTTCGCAAGCGGAGTACACAGATGATGAAATTCAAGCCAAGGAAGGAGGATATATATGAGATCGTTGGCTATGAAGAAGAGATATCTATTGAGGGTGCTCCGAAAGGATCACTTGGTGCCCTTAGATGCAAGGGAAGTGATAGCACGATCTTTAATGTGGGAAGTGGGTCGCTGCTTACACGAGATGCGAGACAGGAACTATGGAAGACTAAGGATGCTCTCATTGGGAAGTATGCCAGAGTCAAGTACCAGCATCTCACCCATGCTCGTGGGGTTCCAAGATTCCCGGTAGTTGTAGATATTATAGATCTGCCACAATAACTATGGTAAATTATTTACCAAAGCGGGGAGATAATGAGCTTAGAACCACCTAAGACTAAGACTGGAGTTATCTGTAAGTTCTGCAAGTGGGATGATGCAAGGGAATTTATTATGATTGGTAGTATACAGTATGTATGTCCTAATTGTTCTCGAAGCTGGGTTGTTGTGGAACCAAGTGTTTCTAACAAGGAAGGAGGAGACTAATGCTTGTCATTATCTTAACACTCGCTACTATCGTTATTATGTTCTTCATATTCATTATATTTTGTAGTCTAAAATTATCTAACCAAGGTGACAAAGATGTAAAGCAAGCTTATCGTCCGAAGAGCCCTGAGCAATGTAATAGATGGTTTATAAGGAGGGTAAAGTGAACTTCTTTGTAGGCACCTTCAACTATCAAGGAGAAGTCAGCACACTAAAGACGCATATAAAATGTACTTGCTCTGCACAGGCACACCATATCTTTACTGCTGTACTTGCTAGAAAGTATGACACAACATTCAGACATATGAAGGCTTACTTCAATGGAGAGAAGGATAACTATAAAATAGAGGAGGTGAATGATGGTGACAGAATATCCAATTCAAATAGATCATAATATTCCTATTCCTATAAGAGGAAAGAAGGGGCGAAAGGCTGGTAATTGTAAGTACCCTTTCACTCAAATGAAAGTTGGTGACTCCTTCTTCATGCCATGTCAGAAAGGTCTGGAGGATATGGTAGGGAGAAGACTAAGAGCTGCAGTTGAGCACCGCATAAACCCTTATCGTATTGCTGTCACAGTAAGAAATGTAGAAGGTGGAGTCCGTTGCTGGAGAACTAAATAAGAGGAGGTGAAAGAATGAGCGGAAAGAATAGGAGTCACTCAGTGTATCTAACGGTAGTGGGCAAGCGTGTAGCGTTTCTTCCTGCTGGAATCTACTCTGTGCATCTTGATGATACATGGATAGAATCTGGAAGTGTGAAGGTCAAGTTGAGAATCATCAAATCTCTCATACTGGCGCCTGATTTTCCCAAAATAGTGTCAGCGAGTGAATTGATGAAACTGCAAGGATTGAAGGAGACTGCCGATGCAACTAATCCAGCATAACACTTGGCTTATCCACGACGCTACTAAGATCCAAGCCTATATGGACTGTGCTCGTGCTTATTTCTTCGAGTTCGTTCTTGGATGGAAACCTTCACAACCAAACATTCATCTTGAGTTTGGAACTGCTTGGCACATTGCGCAGGAGCATCTTCTCCTCAATGGCTATGGAGACCTATCGACTCTCGAGGCGTACCAGAAGCTCACCAACTATTATCGCCAGTTTTTTCCTGAGATCATGGATGATTCTAATCATCCTAAGACACCAGCTATGGCTCTTAGAGCATTGATGGAGTACACTAGAGAGTATGCACATGAAGAGTTCAAAGTACTATATACTGAGATCGCAGGAACTGTATCACTTACAGACAAAATTGTGCTTCACTTCAGAATGGATTCTATCCTCGACACACTAGACGGAATCAAGAGTCGTGAGCACAAAACAGGATCTCAACTCAGTAGACCTTGGATTGATCAGTGGGCACTCAAAGTACAGACTGGAATGTATAACCACGTTCTCTACTGTATATTTCCTCCTGAGAAGGTATGGGGAGTGGAGATCAACGGAGCTATATTTAGTAAGAAGAACATTCAGTTCACTCGCGTCCCTGCTCGACGCACTCTTCAGTCCATGGAAGTGTGGTACTGGAACATGATCTGGTGGATTACAGAGATCGAGAAGGACTTTGAGAGATTGAGTCTCTGTACAAGTGATGATGTAGTCATGAAATGCTTCAAGATGAATACAGAGAACTGCACTAAGTACTTCGGTTGCAAGTATCATGACTTCTGTATCGCTTGGTCGAATCCGATAGCAAGAGCAGATGAGATTCCTTATGGATTTAAGATAGAGTACTGGGATCCTTCATCTGATGTGCTTAAGGCTAAGAAGGTATTCAACATAACACAAAAGATAGGAGGATGAGAGATATGAACGCATCAAGATACTATGTATTTGGAAAAAATACTCCAACTGTGCTTCATCCTGATTTACCTACAGCAGAAGCAGAAGCAACAAGACTTGCAAGGTTAAATCCTGGTATAGAGTTTTATGTTCTGCGAGCAATCAAGGGTATTCGTTTTTCACATGATCCTTTCATTATAACAAACTACAAAAAATAAGAGGAGGAAGCTAATGCAACTTGACATAAAAAAGGAATTCGCAGACATTCGTGCTATGTATAACACTCAGGCGCAGCAGTACCACGCTGCATTTCTAGTTTATGGAGGCTCTGGTACAGGAAAGACACGTCTCCTTAAGACATGTCGTCGTCCTATTCACGTTGACTCCTTTGATCCCAGAGGGACTAAGACTATCAGAGATGAGATTAAGGAAGGTTGGATCCTGGCAGATACTCGCTATGAGATAGAAGATCCTTTCAATCCCACTGTTTTTAAACTTTGGGATAAGGAGTATGAACGTAGGCAGAGAGCTGGGTACTTTGAACATATCGGTACTTATGCCATAGATAGTGCTACAACATGGGCATCTGCAGCTATGAACGAGGTTCTTAAGACAGCGAAAGGGGGGAGTCGAGCAGGCTCTCAGCCTTGGGAGAATGACTATCTCCCCGCCATGTATATGATAGAGAATGCTGTGAAGGACTTCCTTACACTTCCATGTGACATAGTTCTTATTGCTCATGAGAACAATCTCAAGGATGATGTTACAGGGAAGCTGTATGTCACACCTCTTTTTGTCGGTAAGCTCCAACAGCGCGTACCTATCCTTTTTGATGAGCTCTATTATGCTCAGACTACACGAACAAGCTCGGGCATAAAGTATACACTCTTAACTCAGTCCGATGGAACTTTCCGTGCTCGGACTCGACTTGGAAAGGAGGGATTGTTTGTACAGAACGAAGAGCCAGATGTAAAAATGCTACTGAAAAAGGCGGGATACTCAACGGATGATAAACTATACTAGCAAGAAAGGAGGACGATATGCCTAAGAGAACTATCCAGGATAACTGGGATAAAGAGGCAGTAGTAGACACTTTTGTGTGCAAATTCTGCATGTTTTATCTCAACTACCGCTGCCGAAGACATGCACCAAAAGGACAGGAAGGCTGGTCTGCAGTGTATCCGACAGATTTCTGTGGAGATCACAAACTGGATAAGAATACAATGCGAGGTCTGTCATGAACGTAGAACAAATCTTCGACGAGATCAAGGCGGCTCTTATCAAGGTAACAAGCGGTGAGGCTACAAGAAGCTCTACCGAGAACGCGTCAACAAAGATCACCGTCTATCGAGTAGGCCAGACGGTGAGGGTAGACATCAAGGAGAAGTAAAACAACTAACCAATAAGAAGGAGGAAAGATTATGGGTTTTATTCTAGATGTAGAAACTGAAAACGCACCTGAATTTACAACCGTAGCAGATGGGACAGAGGTAGAGCTTCGTGTCGCAAAGGCAGAAATGAAGAAAGCAAAAACATCTGGTGCATCAATGCTGGCACTCCGCTTTGACATTCCTGCTGAACCCTATACCAAAGATATCAATCTCAGCATCATGCTGCCGGAGGGAACAGATGACGAGAAGACATCAGCTCAGAAGAAGAATAGGCTGAAAGATTTCAAGCGCGCTTTTGGCCTTCCTCCGGCTGGGCCTCTTACTGAGGATGATATCGAAGGTGCTAAAGGCTGGGCTATTCTTGGTGAAGAAGATAGCGCGGAGTATGGAAAGCAGAACAGGATCAAGCGGTTTATTGCTGCTAGATAATAACAAGGTGATGGTGGCGACATAAGCCATGCGGTGCGGGTTTAATTAAGCAGGATATTAGCTGCAGCTACCTACCGGTGCTAATCCTGTCCATCACTAACAAGGGTGTAGCTCTGCTGAGAGGCTTAGACAGAGAATTGGCTGAATCCTAATTCTTGCATAGCAATCCACCGGAGCTACACCTGCATTAACTATGGTATTAAATTTACCATAGCTCTCAGAAGTGTGGAAAATACCACATTTACATTCTTCACAAATTTGTAAGGAGGATAAGATGTCAACTGAATATGCACCAAGACTGAGCGTGGAGGTATCGGCGGAGACCTACCGACGACTTACCAACCGCATACCTTGGGGCTTGAAAGGTAAGATCATGGTGATCTTGCTTGAGGATCTTCTCGACTTGGTTGAGAAGCATGGAGATATAGTTCTCGCAGCTCTTATCAATAGGTCACTGTCTGCTCGACAGGTAGTGAAGGGGTTGGATAAACTAATTAAAGATAAGGAGGAGAGCGATGGACCTAAGTGACATAAAAGCTAGCTTATCTACTATGAGTGAAGAGGAGCTGCATGATCTTCTTATGGGTATAAGGAGCAATAGACGTGTGACGAAGAGACTCCCTTCAGCAGCAAAAGTATCTAAGTCTGAAGTGTCCGCTGATACTCTTATCAAAGGCATGACTGCTGAACAAGCAGAGATACTACTTAAACTGATGGGAGGTTAAAAATGCTGATAAGTAAAGATAGCGAGCGCTTCTGGAAGAAGGTAAATAGAAAGGGTGAAGATGACTGCTGGGAGTGGACCGGGACTGTTGCAGGAGGATATGGCAGATTCTGGTATAATCATACAATGGTGTTAGCTCATAGGTTTGCATACGATGATGTGATAGAGAAAATTCCAGATAACCTATTAGTACGCCATCGATGTTCTACCAAAACGTGCTGTAATCCTTCGCATCTACTTGTAGGAACACATACAGACAATCTCATAGATGCATATAGAAGGGGAGAGCGAGGAGCTCCTTCACCTCACTATAAAAAGTTTTATATTGGAGAGTTAGATCTCATAATTAGCTTAAAGCAGAATGGTATTCCTGCAAGTACAATAGCGAAGATGTTTCTTTCTTCTCCACATACTATTGCGGCTATTATTAAGTACCCTAACACGCACTATAAACACAGTAAAGGAGACTCTACATGTCTATAATAGAAATGAAAATAGTTCCAACAGCATCTATCAGCTTAGGTACACGCTTTCGTGAGGATATAGGTGATGTGTCAATGCTTGTAGAATCATTTAAGCATGAAGGTATTATACAGCCCCTAGCAGTCCAAGATAGCGGAGACGGAACCTTCTTACTCTTAGCAGGTGGAAGAAGACTCACAGCTGCTATCAAGGCTGAGATAGAAACAGTACCAGTTAGATGTTATCCTGCTACCTTAAGTGAGCTTGAAAGAAGGTCAATAGAGTTAATGGAGAACGTCTGTCGAAAGGATCTGGAATGGCTTGAGGCAGCTAAACTTAAGAAGGAGATACATCTGTTACAAGTCGAGATTCATGGAGAGAAGACATCGACAAGTCCTAATGCTCCTGGTTGGTCTATACGAGATACAGCAGAACTTCTCGGTAAGACACATCCTACTATTATACAAGATATACAACTGGCAGACGCGGCTGCTATCTATCCTGACCTCATGAAAGCCAAAAACAGAAGTGATGCAACAAAGATGCTTGGCAAACTTCAGGAGGAGCTTATTCGTGGTGAGCTTGCAAGTAGGATTGAGGCCAAGACTGCGGAAACTCCCATTGAACGAGTCCGTCAGAACTTATCTAATCAGTATCTCGTTGGAGACTTCTTTGAAGGAGTCAAGACAGTTCCAAATAGCTCTATAGACTTTGTGGAGCTAGACCCTCCATATGCTATAGACCTCAATGCTCAGAAGAGGGACATGAAACTTGGTTATACAAATAACTATAACGAAATAGACACTACAAAGTATCATGTGTTCATGACAGATGTTCTTGATGCTTGTTATAGAGTCATGTCAAGTAGCTCATGGATGATACTATGGCACGCAAAGCAGTGGAGGTCAATGTTGCAGACAATTCTAGAGAGCCGCAACCTTGAGTACGACGAAGGCATATGGTACAAGGGGCCAGTCGGACAGACCAACTCTCCAAATTATCATCTTGCTAGTAGCTTTGAACCATTCCTCTATATACGCAAGGGAAACCCATCTATCATTAGACAAGGTAGAAGTAATGTGTTCCACTATAAACCTATTAGTGGAAAGAAGGTCCACCCAACTGAGCGTCCCATCGAAATGATTCAAGATATGATCCAGACATTCTGTTGGGAGGGTACTCGTATCCTTGTACCCTTTATGGGGAGTGGCAATACAGCATTGGCAGCAAGTAACCTAGGCATGACAGCCTTCGGATGGGACCTAGCACAGGAGTATAAGGACACATATATCATCAAGGTATCAAGTGGAAGGCCTGGAGGATATAGATCTTATAAGGAGGTGACAGCTATATGAAACTATGCTTTCTCGATATAGATGCACACGATGCTAAGGCTGATATAAAGGCGACAAAGGAGATGTACCAAAAGATACTTGAGCGAGGAGGCGTCTAATGCTATCCGATGTGATTCAGTACACAAAGGTAGAAGGAGGAGAACTACTAGACTGGCCATACCCTGCTTCCGTCAAACCATCTAACCCATTCCTATTAACAGTAAAGTTAGGGAATCCATCAGTATATTGGGTGTCCTTTCCTTACGTAATAGAATTTCATTCACTTATATTCTCTGATGGAAGTCGGTGGGATAGTATAAATGGATTTAATGATGAGAAAGGACCGCGCTAATGCCAAAGATAGTTGGAGGAAGTGGTCCTCTCGACGCCAAAGTTGTCTTCGTCGGTGAAGCACTAGGAGCCGAGGAGGAGCGTATAGGCAAGCCTTTTGTTGGTGCATCTGGAGAGCTTCTTACAAGCATCATGCACAACAGTGGGCTAGCTAGAGAGACAGTATATATAACAAACGTAATAAAGGAGCGGCCTATCGGTAACAAGATAGAGCAGTTCATTAAGTTTGAACGTGGTAAGGTTGTTAAGACACAGAAGTATATGGACTATGAAGCTCTCCTCTATGAAGAGCTGTCAAAGACCAACGCAAATGTCTATGTTGCTATTGGTGGTGTAGCGCTATATGCACTTGCTCGAATGGATAGGATCACTAAGCGAAGAGGTTCTATCCTTCATGGGATAGCAGGTATAGGATATAAGAAAGTAATCCCTATCATCCACCCTGCAAGTGCTCTTCGGAACTATTTATTCACACACTTCATTCGCTTTGATATGCGTAGAATTGTAGAGGAAAGTGCATTCCCTGAAGTTCGTCTTCCTGCTCGACATCTTCACATAGAGCCGACATTCATAGACGTCATGGCTTACCTTCACTCCTGTAGTGAGCTACCTAAAATAGGCTTCGATATTGAAGTGATGAATGAAGAGATCTCTTGTCTATCTGTGGCCCGAACTCCTTACGATTGTATGTCTATACCCTTTGTATGGGAGGGGAGAGATTACTTCACTGTTGAGCAGGAGGCAGCAATATGGAGAGAACTTGCAGCGCTTCTTGAAAATCCAGACATCTTAAAAGTTGGACATCATATAACCTTTGACTCCACTTTCGTGTTTATGAAGTATGGTATAGTCTTCAGAAGTATGAAGTGTACGATGGTACAAAGTAGTATATGCTATCCAGACTTTCCAAAGGGGCTAGACTTCGTCACAAGTATATGTACAAAGGAGCCATACTATAAAGATGATGGAAAAAAGTGGTTCAAGTTTGGTGGCTCACAGAAGGAGTTTGCTATCTACAATGCTAAGGATTCTGCTGTGTGTGTTGAGTCTGAGGCTGTTCTTGATGCGGAGGTAGTTAGACAAGATAACACAGCTGCGGTTGAACGACAGACAAGCATCATTCCAAGTCTTATATATATGCAAGCTCGAGGTATCAAGGCTGATAAGAAGGGAATGGATGCAGAGGCTATAGATAATGAGGAGAAGGTAAAGGCTCTCGGAATAGCACTAAACAATCTCTGTGGCTATCCTATTAACCCAAACAGCACCAAGCAACTCCAAGAATATTTCTATATTAAGAAGGGCATTAAGCCTTATGTATCTAGATCAACTGGCAACATAAGTGTAGATGCTATGGCTCTAAAAAGGATAGGTAGAAAGGGATACAAGGAAGCAGGTATCATTATTGAGATGCGTCACTTATTAAAGATTAATAGCACGTATCTAGAAATGGACATGGATGATGATAGTAGAATCCGGTGCAGCTTCAATCCTGTCGGAACTGAGAATGGTCGTCTGTCCAGCAGCAAGACTATCTTTGGGAAAGGTGGAAACATGCAAAATCTGCCTCCGGAGATGCTTCGATTTCTGGTGGCAGACCCAGGATGTTTCCTATACAACATCGACCTTGAGCAAGCAGAGAATAGAATAGTTGCCTACATCGCTCCTGAGCCCAATATGATCGATGCCTTCAAGCGTGGAGTGGACATTCATAAACAGACCGCTGGTCTAATCTTTGGTAAGGATCCTGCTGATATATCAGATGAGGAAGGCTCATCTAGTATTGGTGGTGGCTTACACTCTGAGAGGTTCTGGGGAAAGAAGAGTAACCATGAACTCGACTATGACATGGGATATAGAGCCTTTGCCTTAATTTGTGAGATCAGCGAGAGTGAGGGTAAGTTCATTGTTGATAGGTTCCACTCTGTCTACCCAGGAGTTCGACAATACCATGCCTGGATTCGTGCTCAGCTTAATAAGAACAGAACAATTGAAAACTGTCTTGGGCGTAAGCGACTATTCACAAATAGATGGGGAGACGATCTTTATAAAGAAGCCTACGCTTTTATTCCTCAATCTACAGTTGCAGATATAATTAACGAAAGAGGATTAGCCTATGTAATGGATAATCCTTTATTCTGGGGCATAGAGATTCTCAATAACGTCCATGATAGTTTAGTGGTTCAGATAAGCTACGAGAAGGTACCGCTTCAGCAGCACGCAGATGCGCTAAAACTTCTTGTAAATTCTCTTCAGACGCCCTTAACATTTCGTGGACAGACGTTCTATATTCCAGCAGATATTGCAGTGGGTAGGTCACTTAACAAGAAGCTTATGAAAAAGATAGACATGAAAGGTGATGTACTTCAGCAGCTAAAGGAGTTAGATATATGAACCTGAACAAAACAGTTCTAACTTATCTTGATAACACTTATAGAGATGGCAGCTGTTATATATGGAAGGGTGGTTTTATAAACAAGAACTCTAGGTGGGCGTATCCTGCAACTTCCTATGGTAACAGTGTATGTAGAATAATCTTAGCTCAAATATATGGGTCTATTCCAAGTGGTATGAATGCTTGTCATAAGTGTGATAACACTAAGTGTATAAACCCAGATCATTTATATATAGGAAGCTCTGCAGATAACTCTAGAGATATAGTAGAAAGAGGAAGAATTGGAACTTCTAAGTTAACAAAAGAAGAAGTAAAAGATATTCTTCTAAGTCACTATAATAAAAGGGAAACTGGAGCCTCACTAGGAAGAAGGTATAATATAGCAAGCTCAAGTATATACCTAATTCTGAAAGGAAAGCACTATCCTAAAATCTTTCTGGAGGTGACAAGTGAGCTCAAGGATTCTCCAAGACTGGCTCGAGTCTTATCTAATCTACACACAGAAATCAGAGCCACCGCTGCTATATAAGTATTGGGTTGGAGTATCTGTAATAGCGGCAGCCCTTCGTAGGAAGTGCAAACTGCAACTCGGTACTTTAACATTCTATCCTAATATGTATATCGTTCTCGTTGGACCTAGTGGCAAGTGCCGGAAGGGTACAGCGATGGGAGATGGAGAGGGATTTCTGGTTGACCTTGGAATAAAGGTAGCATCAACATCTATCACTCGTGAGGCGCTGATACATCAACTGAAGACCAGTAGTGATACGAGCTTTCATGCAGATGGAAAGGGAATGAGTTTACATAGCTCCCTCACTATATATAGTAAGGAGCTAACCGTGTTCCTTGGCTATAATAACCAACAGCTTATGGCTGATCTCACAGACTGGTACGATTGTGCAGCTCGTTGGGAGTATCGTACTAAGAACATGGGTACTGATGATATATCAGGAGTTTGGGTAAACCTTATAGGAGCCACAACTCCTGATCTTCTTCAGACCACACTCCCTCGAGATGCAATAGGTGGTGGACTTACAAGTCGTATAATCTTTGTATATGAGAATAAGAAGGATCATACAGAACCTTTTCCTGTGCAGACTGGGGCAGAGATAGCATTAGGAGTGGAGCTTCGCACAGACCTTGAACGTATTAGTATGTTACAAGGAGAGTTCTCAGTGACAGAAAGATTTATAGAGACATGGATAAGATGGTACACTAAACTTGATAACTCTCCTCCACCATTTGAGGATCATAGGTTTGCTGGCTACTTCGAGCGTAGGCCAACTCATATGTATAAGCTATGTATGATCCTTAGTGCTTCTCGTACTGACTCAATGGTTATAGACACTGTTGACTTTGATAGAGCACTTAATCTAATGATTAAGACAGAGAGGATGATGCCTTATACATTCAGTGGACTTGGGAAGAGTAGCAACTCAGAAGTTCTAAATAGAGCTCTTACCATAATAGCAACAAGGAAGAGAGTCAGTGTTGAGCAATTACAGGCTATGTTCTACAATGATGCAGACTCACGAACATTAGAAAGTATTATACAGACAATGACAAACATGAAGTTTGCTACACAAATGTTCGAGGGTTCGAATACATACCTAGTATATAACGAAGGTCAAACGGCAGTGGCTCTGCCATAAACTAAGGAGGGTAAAATGAAAGTAAGTATTATCGAAGAGGCAGGATACAACGCAGCGGTTCTCGGTTTATCTATTTCAAAAGGTGCAACACAGAAACGGGCAGAGGAGGTTGCACAAAAGTTATCATCTATGGATGGAGGACATAACAAGGTCCTGGAATCAATCTTTGTCTGGCTAGATATTACTGCTCCGAGATATTGGTGGCAAGAGGCTGACACTTATAGAATGAGCACTAAACAGTCAGAAAGTACAATGCACACTATACAGAGGAGAGATCTAGGTCAAGATGATTTTGAGTATCATATCCTTTCTGTATCGTTAGATCACGTAAATTTCTTAGTTCGTAGATATAGAGAAACAAAGGCTCTTCATGATCTCTTTGCTGTAAAGAACGAACTCCCAGAAGGTTTTCTTCAAAGAAGAATATGGGTAGTGAACTATAAGTGCTTACGCAACGTCCTTCTTCAGAGAACCACACACCGTCTAGAACAGTGGAAATACTTCTGCGCATATATCAGAGGGCACGTCGAACATCCAGAGCTACTACCGTAAACGCTATGGTAAATTTTTTACCAAAGCCCGTATTATCGAAGATCAGCCGCCTCAGGAAACACATCCAGAATCTCCGGTCTCCTGATAATCTCAGTGCGCAGCAGGCGTCGCTGTCGAGCATCAAGTACTCGGTCCTTGGCAGCACGTCTGATTGCGATTGGAGTAAGTCCTAGCATCTGCATCTGCTCAATATCTGCAGGATCAATAACTCTACCTGCCTGCACAGCATCAAGGATGTTATCGACAGTTATCGTCTTCCTATCTCCAATACGCATAGAACGCTGAGCAAGAATCCGCTCCTCTGTCCTAATTCTATTCCCTTGTAGGTCCTCAGCACCAAGAACACTCTTCGTCATAAAGGCAGCGGTGTTGTCTATATGATACAAGCGTCGTCCACGCTCATCTTTTACCCAACCATTCTTATCGACAACCTGATCAACTATGTGGTGCCAGTAGCGATAGATAGGAAATGTACTCCCCATAAACTTATTAAGCTCAACTCCATCTGCACCATTACCTTCTATAAGTGGCTGAAGAAGAGTCTTATTTAATGTAACTATATCAGCCAGTGTAGGTCCGTACCAGTCCCTTGCAGTCTGAGGTAGCTGAAATGTTGCAGGAGCAGCAACATCAACTCCAACAAATCCAGCTGCTCCACGAGACAGACGAGGATACTCCTTATTCATCCACTCCTCTAACTTGTCAAGTGCTCCAGTCGCACCAAGGATAGGTAGAGACTTAAGGATAATCATAAGTCCTCTTGGCCCTGCGAGAGCAAGTTGCAAAGTCATAAAGCGTGCAACCTCCGCACCACGTAGGGTAGTCATAAACTCGATTGACTTAGTCATAAAGGGCTTGAACTGTAGAGTAAGCCGACCAATAGGACCAC